TAAGCTAAAGACAAGGCGCGTAATCTAAATATAACAAATGCAATATGAACGGCTCTCTCATGTTGAGCATATTCTCAAACGACCCGACTCTTATGTCGGTTCCATCCCTCCCGAACCCGCAACACACTGGGTCCGAGAGGGACTTTTCTTCAAGATTTCTCAGCTTTCTACTTCTCCTGGGCTGGTGAAAATATTTGATGAAATTCTGGTAAATGCCATTGATCAATATTCCATGCACCCCAAGAAGGTGACCGAGATCAAGATTGGTGTTTCTGGATCTGGATCAATTTTGATCCAAAATTCAGGAGTATCCATACCTATTAAAAAACATGCGACCGAAAAGGATGAAAAGGGGGGATCACTGTGGATCCCCGAACTCATCTTTGGTCACCTTCTCACAAGTTCAAACTATAATGATGACGAGCAGAGAGTGACCGGTGGGAGAAATGGGTACGGAGCAAAACTAGCCAATGTATTTTCTTCTAAATTTTGGATCAAAATTAGTGATGGCAAAAAGTCTTACTCTCAGACATGGCACAAGAATATGAGTATATGTGATCCGCCCATAATCGAGTCTGTCGTAGAACCTGTATATGTCAGTATAGGTTTTACACCGGACTGGCCTAGGTTCGGGGGTCTCGGGGACTTTCTCAGGGTCACAGAGAAGAGGGCATGGGATGCGGCACTCTGGTGCTCCAAGGCAAATTTATATTTTAATACAAAATTGCTCAAGGTTGGGAGTCTTGAAGATTATGCCAAGATGCATGGCCTGGACACATGTGTCAAGATGCATACCGACTCTTTTGATATAGTGGTCGGGCATTCCAAGACTGGTGGCTTCCAGCAGTGTTCATGGGTCAATGGGATTGCAACCTCCAAGGGTGGGAGCCACGTCGACAAATTTACGGGAGCTCTCGTGACCGAACTCGCCAAGGACAAGAGAGTGACCGTCCGACCGGCCCAGATCAAATCTACACTCTTTGTGTTTATTCGGGCCGTGATCATCAACCCAACCTTCAGTAGCCAGACCAAGGCTGAGTGCACTTCGCGCATCACAGATAATTTTGATTTTAAACCAAAATTCATCAAGGATGTATTGTCTTCGGGAGTCCTCGATGAACTCGTGGCTCTCGGGGCGGCCAAGGTTGATAAGGAGCTCAAAAAGTCGGATGGTTCGAAAAAGTCGAGAATTACAGGAATCCCAAAGCTCGATGACGCCAACTGGGCCGGTACTCACAAGTCACACGAGTGTACCCTCATTATAACAGAGGGTGATTCGGCCAAGGCTCTGGCCATTGCGGGCCTCGGGGTTGTCGGTCGAAACTCCTTTGGAGTCTTTCCGCTCCGCGGGAAACCTCGAAACGTTCGAGATGCGACCGTTAAACAGGTGACCGAAAATGAGGAGTTTAGCAATCTCAAAAAGATACTTGGACTTCAGCACGGCAAGGTGTACAACTCGCTCAAAGATCTTCGGTACGGCCGCCTAATGATCATGACCGACGCAGATCTCGACGGCAGTCACATCAAGGGCCTGGTCCTGAATATGTTCCACGTGTATTGGCCGAGTCTTATAGGTCTGGGATTTGTGGTCTCGATGGTCACTCCAGTTATCAAGGCGGGAAAAACGTGGTACTTTACGGAGGAGGCTTATCGCCAGTCCTCTGGGCCGAGCGGTCCGGTCAAGTACTACAAGGGTCTGGGGACATCCACGAGTGCCGAGGCCAAGGAATATTTCAAACAGATTGATCGCCTCACGGTCGCTTTCAATGCTGATCCGCATTTGGACGAGTCTATGCGTCTGGCTTTTGCCAAGGCACTGACGGATGACCGCAAGGAGTGGCTGACCCAACACATGGCCTCTCCGCCCAAAGGAATTCCTTACGGGTCAATCAAGACACTTTCGGTGAGTGATTTTATTCACAAAGATCTCTCAAATTTTAGTGCCGAAGACATCAAGAGGTCAATCCCTCACGTGTCTGACGGCCTCAAGCCGAGTCAGCGCAAGGTTATATACGCGTGCCTCAAGAAGAATCTAGGGACCGATATGAAGGTGGCTCAATTGGCTGGATATGTGGCGGAGCAGACGGCGTACCATCACGGGGAAGCGTCCCTTCAGGGAACGATTGTCAATCTGGCCCAAAATTTCGTGGGTGCAAATAATTTAAACCTTCTCGAGCCATCGGGACAGTTTGGGACGCGCCTCGCGGGCGGGAAGGATGCTGCCAGTTCGAGGTACATCTTCACTCGTCTGAGTCCATGGACAAAGAAGATTTTTGACCCGTCAGATAATGCGGTCCTAAACTATGTCATAGACGATGGCGAAAAGGTTGAGCCCGAGTTTTACTCTCCTATTATTCCTATTATTCTTGTGAATGGGGCCGAGGGTATCGGGACCGGTTTCAGTTGTTACGTCCCGCCATTTGACACAGAGGCTATCAAGCACAACATCTTGTGCGCTCTTGATCAGGTGGCTATGATTCCTATGAAACCCTATTTCAAGGGGTTCAAGGGGAAGATGACCAAGACCAAAGAGCATACGTGGGTCATGGAAGGTCTCGTTTCCAAGGAGGGGTCGCAACTTCACATTACGGAACTCCCACCGGGCAAGTGGATCCAGGACTTCAAGGAGCACCTTGAGGACTTGCTCGAAAAGGGAGTTATTCAAAAGTACGAAAATCACTCTTCAGAAACGACGCCCGACTTTAGGGTCTGGGGATTTACGGGCGAGGACCCTGTCAAGGAGCTCGGTATGATGAAGACGATCCACACGAGCAATATGTATCTTATAGGCGCTAATGGAGCGGTCAAGAAGTACGCGAGTCCCGAAGAGATTCTTGTGGATTACATTGAAATAAGGGTCGGAATCTACAAGAAGCGCAAGGCGCACCTTCTCAAGGTTCTGGACGCCGAGATTCAGTGGCTTTCAGAAAAGGCTAGATTCATTGGATTTGTCATAAACAAGAGAATCCAGGTCCTGAACGTGCCTCTCGAAGATATTCACACGCAGTTACGGACTGAGAATTTCAAAGAGGACATTTGGTCAAAGCTCCTTGACATCAAGACGTATCAGTACACGCGAGAGGAGGTTCTCAAGCTCAAGGACTTGTGCACTTTGAAGAATGAGGAGCGGGCTCAACTCAAGGCGATGTCTGTGGTGCAAATGTGGAAGAATAATCTACGCGAGTTGTAGAGAGAATGTTTCCAAACATTCTAAAACTTCAAAACATAGCACGAAACTTGAGGAATAGTATCGCGCCACCGCCACCACCGCCACCTCCACCCGCAGGACCGGCACCGGAGCAAACTCCTATTGTTCTCACACCTATTGAAGCAAATGGTTTTTATAAAGTAACCGGACCTCAAGAGGTTACTTTTTATGCAACAACGACACCCCCGATACAAACTCCTGGTGTTGGGTGGACGGTGATTGGTATTACGGGTCTCGTTGGCCAAATACAGGTAACCGGGTACAGTTCAACTCCAGGGGCGGGATATTTGTGGTCTTTTACTGTTCAGACAGACACTGACCAAAATGTTGAAGGTGTGCAGAATGTTACCGGAGCAATTCTTTATCCACCGGGTCAGTTTCAGTTTGTTTCACAGCAGCCGAGCGCCCCACTTTATGGAAACTATCAAGTTATTGATGAAGTTATACATTTTTATTTCTCTACGCCACCTCCACATGGTACAGAGTCCGGATGGATTGTCGAAAATCTTCCTATGATAAATGTTCCCCTAAAAGTTCTATCATATAGTGCGAGTATAGATACTTATTCAAATACTTATACAGCACAAACCAATGATAACGCAACATTTGTCCAAAATGTCGCAAAAGAAAGTTTAGCAATTCTCGAACCAATTGATGGGAGTCCTCCACCTTCCATAAACGCTCCTGTGTATGTGAAGGGTCTTCCTGCAGTTATTCACGCTCCCTATTACAACACAACTTTCGTCCCTGGATTTTTTACATTGAACACGTATGATCCCAACGCTAAACTAATTTTGAATCAAAATATAAAAACAGGAAACTCAGCCTTTCTTCGCGATCTCAATACAGGCCTCCCTGATGAACCACCACCTGTTCAGTTATATATAGACGAAAAGAACCGGGGATTTTCACAAGGTTCAGTCTTGGCTCTACAAGCTATAGGTCCTCAAGAGAATTACCTTTTGAGTAACGATTATGCATCCTCTCAATTCTCCGCATCTTTCAAAGAATCTACTCGATTTGTTTCATTTGAGCGAGTTATACCGTTTCCTCCGCCAAGTCCTTATTATCAGGGAAACACTGTACAGTTAGAGTTGCGACCTACAGAGCTGGGCCATCTCATGTCTAACATGTACCTTCACCTCAAGATGCCGGCAATAAAAGGATACCAATATTCTCCTACCCTTGGAAGATCCGTTATAAAGCAGATGGACTTGCTCGTGAATGAAACTGTTATTGAGACTTTGTATGATGACTGGTACATTATAAGAGACCAGTTGTTTTTGGATGCTGATGAACAGTATGGGATTGCGACCGCACTAAATGTACAAAACAGTGTAACAGTACCAGTGATAGGAACCGGAGGTGACAATGTATTCACGTTAAATTCCAATACGGTCCATACCTTTTTAACAAACAATTCTTTTACAATTAATACAGCCTCATTAATAAATTTTATTATTGTAGGAGGTGGAGGTGCGGGAGCTTCTGGTATTTACAGTCCTTTATTGACGAGTAATATTAGCGGGGCAAGTCCTGTACCTTCCACATTTACTGTGAATCTTTCCAACACTGTTGGTGCTTATATAGGTGCGAACGTAACTATTAGCACGACCGATACATCATTTACTCCAGTTGTATATGTTCAGTCATTCACTTCGACCTCTTTAACACTCTCTACATTTGGAGGGAGTGACTGGTCGAACATAACTCCCCAAAACACTTCTATAACAATTTTCAACGGGAACGGAGGAGGTGGCGGAGGTGTGATTCAAAATTCAGTTTTTTTACTTCCCGGAACTTATGCCGTCAATATTGGTTCTGGTGGGACTCAGTTGAGCCCAAATGGAGGTTCGACCAGTTTTACAAAATTTTCGGTCGGTGGAGGGTACGGTGGTGCGTATGGTGGTGCGGCCGGAACAGTGGGAACTTCAAATACCTCGTACCAATATCTTTCAAATATAGTGTATGAATCTGGCGGAGGCGCGGGAGGTAACGCAAATGTCACTACGGGGACCGGTGCGTCCGCTTTTACGTCCGCATCAACTCTAGGTAGCGGAGGTAACGGGTACGCCTACAGTAACTTGCTAAATTTTAGTAACGCTACAAGCACGGGGTTTTCATATTTCGGTGGGGGAGGGGGTGGCGCCTCAAACACTTCAATTGTAGGAACTCTAGTCACTCCTGGAGGTCTTGGAGGAGGGGGGTCTGGTTCGAGTAACATAAACAGTGTATCAGCAGTTTCAGGTGGCATAAATACTGGAGGAGGAGGTGGTGGTTCCGGCGGGACAACTGCAGGAAACGGGGGGTCCGGTGCGGTTATATTGTGGTATTCGGCCACTGCAAATGTAATTCCAAGTTCAGATATTATCATTCCTTTAGAGTTCTTCTTTTGCAGAAGACACTCTGCGAACAACAAGGCCCGTGAGAGACTGCGGAGACCTTACTTTCCTCTGTGCGCCATGTGGAACCAAAAGCTCTATGTAAGATTCACATTTCAGCCAAACACGTGGTGGTGTAATGCGCCAGTAGGAAGCGGTATAGATCTTTATTCTCCAGATGGAACTACTTTACCGACAATTATAACAGAAGAAATTCTTTTGAATGATGATGAGCGTTTTTATTACATGAACACACCTTTGAAGTACTTGGTCCCTCGCGTCCAAAGAGAGTCTACTCTCTCATTCTCTGGAAATAACCCGACACTTGATCTTACTGCAAATTTTCCAGTACAGACACTTGCGTGGTTTTTTAGAAACAAAAATTACGAATCAATTAGTGACGGAACATTTTACAACTCAAGATACAACTTTGGATACACGACTCAGTATATTAAAACAGGTATAAATCTTCAGTTCCCTTCGGGGAACTCGAACTTTGTGGATGTGATTAACAATGCAAAAATTACTTTAAATAATATTGATATTCTGAGTACTTTTCAGGGTTCTCTTTATTACTCATTTAAACAGCCCATAGAGCACAACTTGAGCATACCTTCTAAAAATATCTATACGTACTCTTTTGGTATTAGTCCAAAAGAGTACAATCAGGGAGGCTATCTTAATTTTTCAAAGTTAAATTCGCAAACGACAAGTCTTTCACTTACATTTAATAGTGCATACACGGCTCAGGTTACACAGGGGTACAACTTGTATCTGTACTATTACGGATACACTCTTCTTGTTTTTCAGGGCGGGTTCGCAACGACTCCTTTTCAGTAAGTATTATATTGTTTTTAATAATATGGTCCAGAATTCCATTCGTCAGAACCCATCGAATAAAATTGAGCTGAGCGCACGTAGTCGTCAAACCCTTGAACTCTATACGCTCGGTTCGACAAAAAGGGTCGAATAACTTTTTCGAGTATCCATCCAGACTCGATTTGTAAGCCACATGTACCGTGAACAACTTTCCGTTCGGTGCGGTATATGTGACGTGCTTTGCCTTGGAGTAATTCGTCACAAACCATTCCAGTTTGCGAAGCGAAATGCCTTTACGATGCTCGAGAATATCTAAAAGCTGCTCTTTATTCTCGGGCACATCAAAAAAACGCTCTAGACTTGTCAAAAGAAGCGAAGATTTGTTCATTGAGTTTATTAAGTTTCAAACCCTTAAGTCT